GATAATGTAAATGGTAGATTTAATTTAGAAATAAATGTAGCTAATTCTTTTGAATCAATTGTATCTTCAGAATATGGCATCCCGTAAAGCGTACGTACTGCTTCATAATTATAACCACGTGATTCTAAAAACTGAACGAGATGATATATCAAACCAGCTGGTAATTCACCGGTACGTTTATCAAATAAACGAATTTTTCCATCCCAAACTCTTCGTTTAAAAGCCGGCATAAATTTATAGCCAGGCACAAAGAATGAAAAGAATTCATTAAGTTCTTCGGCTTGCCCGTAATCACACTCAACGTGTAAGTTAGCCTGATTTAATTTCCGGATTCGAACTGCTTCCACTTGATTATGTTTCCAATCGTTTGATGTCGCCAATTAATATTTGAAACTATTTCAGTTAATGTCTCAACTATTGTTTTATAGTATTGAATCTTTTCTTCAGACTTTTGAATTTCAGGATCTGAATCATAATAGTATTCCATATCACCTTTCATAATTTTTAACCCGTTGAAAGGATCAGGATTCCATCCAAGTTCAGCAACATCCTCTTGACTCATTTTTCCATTGTACCATTCCCACTTTTGTTTAAGTAGTGTCTTTTGAGAAAATTCAGCTCTTTTCAAAAGCAATTTAGCATTCGAAAGTTTTTCAAGATATTTAGCATGTAAAAGAGGTGTATTCCTAGAATCTTCATCAAGCTTCATACTAATTTTACTATCCTCACTCCACTGAGTAAGGATTTCTTTCAAGTCAATCATAATCAATCTCCATCATATAAGATTATCTATACTAATTCAAAAAGCGTAAATCTAAATCCTATGGCAACTGTAATAAATTCTGTACCAGAAGCTGTTGCTTCAAACGCGATGTCTCCTAAAGTGACTGGCATAGCATCTGTATATCTTATTTGTTTTATTACTGTGTTTGAACTTGATAGAATAGATAGCGTAATATCAGCAACAGAGTTAATTGCACTATCATCTCTATCAAGAGCACTTATAAGTGGATTATCAACAATTCGACGCATCCAGTCATGCATTTCTGTATATGCTTTCATATCTTCGTCAAGAATAATATTTGCTGAAAACTCACCATAATCGAGTGCACCACCAGGAAATGGAACACTTCTTAGTTTTCTAAAAGGTATTTCTGCTGGCGACAGTGACATACTAGGATGATTCACTGATTGACAAAAATACTCGAGATTAGGATAATTTGTCCGATCGATCGTTAGTTTAAACGACGTAGGTTGAATATAGTTAATGTTTGTAGTAAGTGTAGCCATAACTCTATTTATATTAAAAGAAAGGGCCATCCGAAGATGGCCCAGTTTTTTCGCGTATTACTATTACAGTTGTTTTTAATTTTGGTCCTACGAAAGGATGTTGTTCACTGCAAAGATTCTGTAATACTGGTTTGTACGTGCAGTTGCTAGTCCGTCGGCTGGCGTGGAACCAACAAATGGATTAGATACCATGCCATAACGAGTTTTGAACCCGATACGTGGCTGGAAGTCTTCCTCACCCACTGCCTTGACCATTGTTAATGGAACGTATGGGCAATAGAAGAGACCTGCGTCATATGGGTTAGTACCCTTATAACCAACGTTGATGTAGTCACGAGTTGAGAATGGATCGATATAGACTCTAATACGTCCGTTCAGTGTACCGGCAAATGTGTTACCAGTGTCATCAACATTCAGGTTAGTAGCAAGTGCTGGAGTGTAGTCTAACATGCCGGCAGCGTTAAGAGCAGCAGCAACGTCAGAAGAACACAGGATAAAGTTACCTTTACCACGACGTGTTTCTTTTGCGATAACGTTAGCTTCACGCTCAATCTGCATGATCATGCCTTTGTACTTTTCAACCGACCAACGACCATCTGCATCTGTTGCCAGATCGAAGATACCAAGTGTCTGGTTGGAAGTCTGACGAGAACCGATTTTTGCCTGTGAGTTGATTGTACGTACAACTTCACGGTTGATTTCTGACAGAATTTCAGTTGAAAGAATGTTTGCCAGTTCTGTTTCAGCATCCAGACCGTGGATAGCTTTCAGATCCTGTGCAAGTTCAAGTGTGTAGTTAGCGCGAAGAGCACGTGTCTTTGCAGTAACTGTTGACTTTTCAATGGTGAAGCCCATTGGAGCAAGTTCTTCTTGACCTGTTCCACCAAGTACTTCGCCTTCAGCTGTGGTGTATGCATCACCGGTAACTGGAACATGTGTTGCCGCGGAGTCAAGAATTGTTGAGTCGTTGTCACCATCAAGTGTACCAGCTAAACCAGATGGACCAAGCGAACCGTTACCACCAACAATTGAGTCACCCGAGTAACCAACTGGAGCTTCGTTAAACAGCGCTTCATCACCGTTTGATACACCAGCTTTGGTTTTCTGGAAGGTTGACTTCATTGCGAAGATCAGGCCAGTTGGACCAGACATTGGCTGAACGCCGCAAATGTCGTATGCTACAAGGTTTGGCATAGCACGACGTACAAGTGCGATCAGGACTGGATTCCAGTTAGCAGTGTTAGCTGCTACGTTTGATTCTTGGAGCGCGCCTTCTTCTTTGAGGGCAAGTTCCTGGTTCTCGAGAATTGCTGCAGTAACAGCTCTTCTATGTGCGTCTTGAATAGTACCGGCAGATTCTTCATTCAATACCGGTGCCCATTTCTCGACAAGATTATCGTAAGAAATTACGTTTTGCATTATGGACTCCCTTAGGATTTATTTTGTTTTTTAATGGCACTGAGATACTGACCCATGACATCAGAAGTTTCAACCTCAAACATGTCATCTTCTTCAGTAACTACCTCAGCAGCTGCCGGTTTATTAAAGTAAGATTCTTTTACTGTAGCAACTTTCTGCGCAAAATTGTCAGAAAAATCGATATCAGATACAAGTTTCTTAAGCTTCTCGATTTGTGTTTCTGCGAGATCTTTTGATGCTTCACGAATTACTTCGTTACGCTTAAAGTTCTCTAGTTCCTCGGTCATTTCGATGATCTTACCAGTTGATTCATTCAGCTTAGTCTCAAGCTCATCAACTTCTTCGGCAAGTTCGTCAACTAGGTCGACTTTGGACTCTGGTACGTCGATGTAAGATTCTACAAACAGATCTTTCAAGCTGTTCATGAACTTCTCGGCGATCTCGGTGCGAAGGCCAGCTTGTACAGCCACCTTGTTATCATCCATCCACTGCTCTACTACATAGTTAAGATAGGAATCTACCTTATCTACTAGATCAGCTTTGGTTGTTGCGATTTCTTCAGAAAGTTCTTCGTTGTACTTTTCTTCTAAACGATCGATTTCAGATGATAGTCTAGATTTAATAGCAGCTTCAAAGATTGTTTCTGCTTTCGCTTTAAATTCATCAGAAAGAGTTGCTTCTTCTGCAACCAGAGCGTTAAGATCTTCTTCGAAGTCAGCTTCGTAAGCGATCTCTTGCATATGATCAAAATCTTCTTGATCTACATCTTCATGATATGATGCTTGCATTTTTTTCATGCTACCATACATTGCCATAAGTTCTTGCTTCTTCATTTTACCGGCGGAATGCATCATTGCTTGAAGCATACCTGCCTTAGTTTTTGGCATTGGTTCTTGCATGGTGTTATCAGCGGCAGTACCGCCAGGCATTTTACGCTTTGGAGCATCTTTGGCCATATCAGTAGCCATGTCTGCACTCTTAATTGAATCTTCTTCTTCACCGCCGTGTTTCATTTCCATTTTATCGGAATGTTTCATTCCCATTAATTTACGCTTCTTCATGTCAGAATCGTGTTTCATTTCATTTTTATCGGAATGTTTCATTCCCATTAATTTACGCTTCTTCATGTCAGAATCGTGTTTCATTTCCATTTTGCGGTTTTTCATTTTGTCAGAACCGTGTTTCATTTCCATGATTTCATTCTCGTCATCATGGAGTTCAAAGTCCTGATCCATATTTTGATCTTCAGTCATGACTGACTCCTTTTTCTATCTAGTTTTGAGTAACGAGAGGAAATTTTTAAACTCACGGACCTGAGTCTCATAGAGATCAGCACGTGGAGCTGTCTGAATTTCAGTCTCCATTTTTTCAATTGTTCGAGCTTCAATAATGCCGTTATTCCAAACCCATTCTACACCTTCCATAATCCCATTAACAAATGCTGATGGAGCAGATGGATCTTGTACGATATCAATCGCATTTAAGAGAAAGTCGTTTTTAACGACCATAGCGTCACTTTGTTGCTGCAAACTTCCCATACCACGAGTCGAAACGCCCAGTTGAACACCACCTTCGAGTAGACCTTGAACAATCATTCCCATCGGAGTATCCAATACTGTGGCTTTGCCCATAACATCGTTTCCTTCAATTTGAAGTTTTTCGATCTTATGAGAAACTTTATCTAGATTAACGGTTGGTCCTTCAGGATGATTTAATTCACCGACTGCGCGACCTTTTGAAACCTGTGTATTGTTATATTTTTCAATAGCAGATTCCATAACATCGAGCGGATATATCCTACCGTTTCTATTCTTTGCATTGGCTTGTGCAAAAATACCTTCAATAACGTACTTTTTCTTACCGTCTTTTGCTTCGGTAAGAACTTCAATATGTTGATCAGTAAATTCTGAAATGAGTTTCATTTTTACACATCCATTTCTGTTATTCTTATATATTTATAATATTATTATTTTCTAGTTAGAAGAATTTTCTTCTTCCTCTTCATCTGATTCATCATCTTCTGTTTCATCATCGACTTCTGTCTCATCGTCAATTTCTAAATCTTCAGGATCATCTTCAGGTTCTTCTCCATTGTATACCTGACCAGCTAATTTAACACGTTCTTGATCAATTATATCATCTAATTTTACAGAAACAACTTGACCAAAAATCTCATTAGCTTTGTTATAATCTTTGTCCAATGCTGCTTGAACTAAATCTTGTAAAGGATTTTCTGCAGTTTCTACTTCAGGGGTTTCAACATCACTCATTTTCATCTCCTTGAGGTTGTTCTTCATCGTCTTGTTTTGCCATTTGTTCAATATCATCATCTGTAAATCTTAAAACATTTTTCATTACCCATTCTTTGCTAAAGTAATCACCAATGTACTGATTCATTTGATCTAATGTTTGTCTTCTTTCTCTTAAAATTTCAGCATCTTTTAGCTCTGTAAAGTGATTATCTCTCATGAAATCAACGATAATCTTTTCTTTCATGTCTGACCAGTCTTGATCAGTAACAATACCCTTAAGAATTAACTGTGTCTTAAGAATACCCATGAAAAGATGTGCAAATCGAGCACGAAGTCTATCAATAAACTTTTGGAACTTGAGCTCATCACGCGAAATTTCACTTGATCTTCCTAAACTAAATTGTGCTTCTTGTTCTAAACGATTAATTGGAACGTTTAAAGCACGATATAATTTCTTTTGAAAGTATACAATATCATCAATTTGTCCAT